CGAAGAAGACGGACCTTTCAAGGATCGCAGTCTTGAGGATCGGGTGCTCCGGTAAGTCGAGCCAGGCTTGGCGTATGCGTACTGCTTCGAGTTCGGCTTTAGGATCAGTACCGTGAGCGTCAACAATGTAAGAAAGAGCCAAGTCATGCTTGTCTTCATCAGCCATGTTTGATTGGAGTGCAGGTAGAACACCAGGATCATCAGGGAGATGTCTCTCCAGCCCTTGGGCCAGCATCTCCTTAACCGGAAGTTCCAATGTACGGAGAGCTAAGCATCGGAAGATGGTCTCTTCTGCACCAGGCTTAAGCTCTCCTGCTGTTACGGCTACGGGTGTCCAGGTTCTTTTACGGGACGCTATCTGTGTGTACTTTGACATAATCAAGGGCGGATTGAATAATCTCGGGGTTATCTTTTAGTTTCCCGATTGCAGTGTTGCAGTTGTTACATAGGAGACCGCGTACCTTACCTGAGGTATGACAGTGGTCTACATGGGCTTTCTGGTCGATACTCGTACCGCAGATAGCACATGCTCCGCCCTGTTGCTCTAACATCTTGTTGAACTGAACCGGTGTTACTCCGTAGGCTGTGACCCTTTTGTTGGATCGCCTACGAGCATTCTGGCAAGGCTTACATTCATTGTGTAATCCTGTGGATCGTTTGGGATTTTTATAGAAAGCAGAGGAGGGTAGTACCTCCTTGCAGGAAGTACACTCCTTACTCTGCACATGAAGCGCAGAAAGAGTCATCGTTGTCTAAACCAAAAATATCGTGATAGTCCTCATCAAGAATGCTGGTCACGTCATCCTTACGGAGCGTGTCTGGCATTACTTGGAGGGCGTAATAAAGTGAAGTCTGAGGAGAGTTAAACCACTCCTCGATAAAGCCTGAATCGTATGTCACTACGTCACTCCATGAGTTAAATGAATAACCGTGGAAGAGGCCAGTATTAGTAAAGAGCTGACAAATACCATCAGCTACTGATTTATAAGCATCCCAACCAACCTCACTAGCAATCTCCACATCGCCATAGTCATAGCTCTGTACACCAAAGGTGCCAGAGTCACGATCAATGTGACGACTAATAGGAGGTGCTATTTCTGGGCAGGTTGTATAACCGTCGAGGTCTGTGTAGTTGTAGGAGCAGGAGGCTGTGGGGGAAATAGGGAAGGCACGAGCCATGCCTGAAGCACGAGCAACGTTAGCAGCCCCTGCAATGGCACAAGCGAGCTCGCGAGCAAGGCAAAGAGCAGGAGTCCACTCTGCATCCCAGTTATCTTCATTAATAAACCTCAGTGCTTCTCCGAATGCTGCGTAGCTGACACCTTGACGCCGTAGAAAGTTGGCAAGCCCAAGGATTCCAAGGCCCACTTGCTTATCTTCCTCAGGGGCGAGGTATTCTCCAGTTGCTCCGACACCTGTTTTTGAATGGAGGCCGCACAGGTTGGACATACCTTCAAGGAAAGCGGGGATAATCCCGTCAATCTCACATTGACTAATGTTGATATGTTCGAGCAGACAGGTGCCTCGGCTGGGGAGGTAGATCTCCAAGCAAACATTCGAAAAAATTCGCTCGCCATTCTGATCATGTTTAACCTTCGAGAGCCAGATGTCACCTGATTGAATACCTCGTAAGATTTTAGTTCTGAGAAGCTCGCTGGTTTCATTCCACCATTCGGGGGTAACGTCTAAACACTTCTTGACCCAGGGAAGTTCCTGACGACTAGCGTCTACAAACTCCTCTGCATCTGGATGATTGAGGTCTAGGTGGATAACACAAGCGCCATTCTTGTAAGTTCCACCTCTTCTAAGAACTTCGTTAAGTCCAGAGTAGATCCTTGCAAACGACACTGGGCCTGAAGAGACGAGACCCTTTCCATTCTCCGTACCCCGTGGACGGAGCTTAGATAGGTGTACAGCAACTCCGGCTGCATTCCGTAGGGCATGTGAGACAAATCGCCAGGATGATTCGATACCATTAAGACCTTCCATTGTGTCTTCAACTACGAAGACTGTGCATGACACTGGGAGCCGTGATTCAGGATTGTCGAGCCAACTCTGAACTCGTCCTGTACGTGCAATGTAATTAGGCATTAAACTAAATCTTCTAGGTAAGGTGGTTGGTAGTTAGGGCCTTTCAACACCTTCCCGTCATCACGACGTAGGGGTTTACCATCGACCAGTTTGGACATATTGGAGCCGTAGACTCTATCTAGAGCCTCATCCAGAGGCCAGCCTCTAGCAGCTGCATACTGAAAAGCAACGTATACAAGGTCGGCTAGTTCTTTAAGTTGGTGTTCATCAGACTCGTTCTCGACGGCCTCAATGAACTCCTCAAACTCTTCAACGATCAAACATAGCTGCATCGTATGGACTGTTGTATTCGTCGTAGCAATCGGTTGGGACATTGCTGTTCGGAAAGCTATCGCTTGACCCATTAGGTCGGGTGTTCGGAAGAATGACATTAGTTAACTCGGTGGATACGGCTTTGTGAATGTAGGCTTGTGCTTTAAGAAGATCATCGAGGCGAGACTCGTTATCTTTCTTGCCTGCACGGCTGATGTACTTGACTATGTTTCCTTCGAGGTAGCCAAGTTGTTGGTCAACAATGAAGTCCCATACTTCGATGGAACCTTGTTGGTAGTGGTTGGGTGAGATCTTGCTCATGATGTAATTAGGATCGGTGTTTGTGTTTCGGTGTCCCAGTTATCTGCTTGCAGGATCTTTGCTAACTGAAGGTTTCTAATTGCATCTTCTTCTGTCATCTCAGCCTCTTCGAAGGCTTTAACTACAGCTTGCCAATAGTTGCCCTTAGCTTTATCAAGAATTTGATCCGCTCTCTTCGGACCGACTCCCTGGCATCCTTTGTAGCCATCTGTACTATCTCCTGTAAGACACTGCTTGTAGAGCAATCTTTTGGCAGGCCCAGGGGTCTGGGTGTACTCTTCTTTGAGGTCATAAATGCGACAAGGGATCTGGGCCATATCTTTATCGGGAGATATGAGAACGAAGTCTTTTACTGAACCGTTAGTAGCAACAATGCCTAAGACATCGTCAGCTTCTAGGTGTGGATAGACCAGGCTTGGATATGTCTCCATGCCCCAGTTCTTTAACTTCAGGTAGCCGCAAGGCTTTCTTTTTGTTCTGTTCCCCTTGTAGCTGGGGTCAATGGTCTTGCGGAAGTTAGTCCTATCTGTAAAGAACAGGAGGATGTCATCAGAGTTGAACCGTTGACGGAGTTTGGTTAGCTCGTGTTCGACGATTGACTTACCTCGCTTATAGTCCCCAACGATCACGGTCAAGTCACTGTTGTATTCGTGTTCTTCCTCAGAGCTAGATGCAGCTCTATAAAAGAAAAAGTCAGCGTCGACGAGGAGTTTGGTCATTGGTTGGTTGGCTTAGTGGAATTGAGGAGGCGAAGGAAGTTGAGCCCTATCCGGTGAAGTAGGGGGATTGCTAAGAGTTGATCAGCGTCATAGTTGGACAGCAAGTTATTAGCTCCCCAGCTACAGAAAGTGACATTACCTTGTACATATCCACGAGCTGAATCAATACGATCAAGAGATTTAGTATCAATAGGCCTGTTATTACTGCCCCTACCACGTGGGTACACCTTAATAGGTATCTCAAAATAAGGGCAAGTATCCCTATCTATTGATTGTAGGTATTCAAGGGTGAGGTTGTTTTCCAAGCCTTTAATCTTAGAGCTAGCCCTACTCTTCTCAAGCATTGTCCTTATAGGATTATCCAACTTGTTTTTAGCAGATAACTTTCTATGGCAGGACTTACAACTAGTGTGAAGGCCACCTCTATTTTTATAGAATTGGCTAAGTGGGAATGAGCCCCCACACTTTATACAGGTTTTAGTGGACGTCTGCCCAGGTAAATCCTGACTGTGGGTCACAGGCAAGTGGGCATTTGAATTTGAATTGGTGCTCAACATCTTTAATAGAACTTTCAATACAGAACAGGGCTTTCTCAATATCTCCAGGTGCTACTGACCAGCTCATCTGATCATGTACAAACTCAACGGGGTAATAGTCAATACCAGCCTCAACAGCTAGTTCGTTGGCTCTAACTACCCAGTTCTTACACAAAATTGCCCCAGCACTTTGGAGCAGATAGTTCAAAGCAGCATGGTGCTTGCCTTGCAATCTGACGGGCCTTCCATCTAGTCCACGCAAAGTGTCGGTAGCTTGAGCACGCTCTTGTATGGCCTCTGACAGCTGTTTGTAGCCGTCTAATCCATCAAGAATACGTTTCCTAATCTCCTTGCCTTTGCGGGCTGCTGATGTCTTAGAGGCACCAGCTGTTAGCCCTAATTTAGTATTACCCCCGCCATAGATCAAACAATAGGTGCAGGATTTGCCTGTTTTCCTATCTGTTCCATAGATCTCAGCTAGTGAGGTGTGAATGTCTCCCTCTAGTAATTCCTTTTGGAACTTACCTTGGTCAAACGGATGTAAATAGTGAGCAAGGCATCGAAGCTCAAGACCAGAGGCATCAGCAGAAGCCAAGAGACGGCCTTCCCCAGCATTGAACAACTTTCGATATTCAAGTGCTGATGGGACCTGTGCCAGATTAGGGCGCATATGTGCTTGCCTGCCTGTGTTGGTGTTAAGTACACAGGAGTGGTGGACCTTGTTGTTTCTTTCAAGCTTTAACCATGCGTTTTTCCCATCGCTGAGTTGGCCTAGGTGTTTCTGTAGTTCAAGGATTCGGGAGAATTTAAGGGCTTCAGGTGTACCGATCTCTTTAAGAACGGTGTCATCGATCTTTGCCCTACCAGATGGGGTTCTCTCCTTAGCTTCCCAACCCCTAAAGGTCTCGAAAGCCCAAGCGATATGGTCACGGCTTGTAGGGCTGAACTCTTTTAGTTTGCACATTGCAGCGCCTTCCACATAGCCTCTCGTGGAAAGGCTTCGTTTAGGAGTGAATAGGCCACCATCTACAAACAAGAAAGCTTCTCGCATCTCGTCAGAGATTTGATCTAGCTCTGTCCTTAGTTTGGACTCGAGTACCTGTGCAGCTTGAACATCAAAGGGAACCCCTTCTCGTTCCTGCCATGCCATGAGCAACGCAATTCGATGCTCCGTCTCGATGCAGTCTTTGTATTGCTCAAGCTTAGACTCAAACATACGGCAGACCCGCACTGATACAGCCACATCTTGACTGCAATACTCGAGCATTTCTGGTGTATATGTGCTCCAATCACCATCGAGCGACTTACCAAACTCCGACTTATGTATGCCGAGTCTGTGACCCCAAGCCTCCAATGAATGCCGACCATATAATTGGGCGGGCATATTGGCAGGTTTATTTCTGAAGTCTTTGTCCAGTAGGTCGGTGAAGAAGAGACGTGAGAGGATGAGGGTGTCAAATAGTTTGCCTTTATAGGTCCAGTCTTGAACCAGTTCTTTGATGGCTTCTACGTCGTAGCCAACTATGTTGTGACCCCAGAGTTCATCAGCTTCGCCAAGGAACTTGAGACCAGCAGGGATATCTCCGTTGTCCCATCGATACTCTTGATCGGTGTCAAGGTCGCGGGCAACGATACAGTGAATGACAGACAATCCCCTTAGGAGACCATCTGTCTCGATGTCGAAGACTAATCGCATTTAGTGGTGAATACATTAGGACGGATACGGCCGAACCCACTCTCGATCTCTAGGACTTGGTAGCCCTGATCGTGAAGGGTATCGAAGATGTCAACCTTCCGATAAGCTCGGATGGCAGATACTTTTTCCTTCTTCTTCCAGGTTGGTTTCTTGTACCTAACCAGATGAATATCAGAGGGCAGCTCATTGTTGAGCTTGATTACCTTTTCTTTGGTGGTGTTCTCAAAGTGGATAACAACTGGTTCTTTCATGAGTTGGCCTCTTGAAGTCCTTCGAGGATGTACTGGAGTTGTTCTCGTATGAATTGACCACCTACGATCCGGTTAGTTTCCTCACCCTGGCCATTGACTAACAGCAGGGTTGGATACTTCTCCAGTTCGTAAGCAGCAACAAGAGCAGAGTGATTCTCCTTTTTCATGACCACCAAATGTTCGGCGGCCAGATACTCGTCAATTGAGACATTGATGAACTCTTTGGTCTGAATGCAAGGTGGGCAGTTCTCTTTGGTAAAGAGGATTGCTTTAGAAGCCATAGTCTTGATCTGGCTGAGTGGAAGTGAAAGGGTTTGCTGAAGCGCTTTGAAGACGTCCTGTGTCCTGGCCATAGGCAAGGGTTGCGGCTGGGCCTGTCCGTCCGTTGAATCTGTTCTTAAGCACGACAAGCTTTGAGGCGTTATCGCCTGACTGGATGTCCCGTTCCAACGCGACCACAAGGTCACTTAGTTGAGCTATCGCTTGGCTACCCCTAAGTGAGTTGAGGGTGACCGTTGCTCCATCCTCGAAACCTTTGTCACCTTGTGGGCGGCGGAGGTGAGAGATAAGCAGCATTCCAATGCCTGTCTCCTCAACAAAGCTGCGAAGCTTCGTCATGGTCAGGTCAATGGTCTTGCGTTCGTCCTGGTTGTCGTTACCTGATAACAAGATGCTCAGGTGATCAAGAATTACCCACTGAACCCCATTAGTTTTAACGAGGAAGCGGATGTCATTTAGAAGACTGTCAGGATCACAACTGCCGAAGCCGTCCCTAAGGAAAAGCCGACCAGACCCGAGAGTACTATCAAAGGATCGACGGAAGAGTTCATCATCAATTTGGTTGTCGATGTGGAGTGGTTTGTTTGCTGCAACCGTCATCAGTCGTAAGCCGGTACGCTTGACACTTTCTTCAAGTGCTATGTATCCGACTGTCTGATCCTGATTAACTAGATGCGTCGCGATCTCTCCGCAGAGAGTAGATTTACCCGTGCCCGAACCTGCCGTAAGCGTGACGAGTTCTCCGAGGCGGAGCCCTCCGGTAATCTCGTTAAGGCCCTCGTAAGGGTACTCAGCATCCCTACCGTGCATAGGAGAAGATACGAGATCAAAAAGATTTCTACCATCAATGATTGATTTCGGGACATAAGAGCGTTTGTTCCAGATTGATTGTCTAATCGCATCTGTATCGCTGGCCTGTATCGCATCTGAGGCGTCCTTGTATTGGCCTAGAGTGGCCATGAATACTCGGTCAGATGGAAAGAGGTCGATACACTCTTCAGTGGCCTTCACACCTGCCTCATCGTTATCAAACATCAACACGATTTCATTGAAACCGAGTAGGAAGTTGAGCTGATGCTGCAAAGCTTTGCGGGCGTTCTGTGCTCCATTAGGGACAGACACCACAGGCCAGTTAGGACGGGCTTGCCAGACACTCAGAGCGTCTAGTTCTCCCTCAGTAATGACAATTGTCTTGCCAGTACCGAAGAGATGTTGGCCGAAGAGTTGGTGCTCTTCGTTCTTACCTGTCCAGATGAACTTCTTATCAGGGCTCCGCTCTTTGTAGGCCACAACGCGACCAGTAGCAGAGTAATAAGGGAACCGGAGAGCCGGTCCCTGTTGCCTGACGTTGAACTTTTTGCAAGTCTCTTCGGTGATCTTGCGTTTGCGAAGGGGAGCAAAGTCCCCGTCGTATGTCACCATTTTGGATAAGCGATTGGGCGGCAGTTGTGTCGCTTGGCCTCCTTCTCCTTTTTGATGGTGGCCGCAAGAAAAGCAGTAGCCACCTCCATCTGAGTAAAGAGTCCAAGCATCTGAGCTAGTGCAGGAGGGACAGGGTCCCTGGCTGATGACGACATTCTCAGACTCGGGAAAGGTCATCAACGATCTCCAGGTATTCGGTCATTGCATCGAGGACTTCAAATTCAGTGAAGCCCTCCTCCTCCAAGTCACGGACAAGATTGTCAATGGCCTGGAGAATGGTGAAGCGGGTCATGTGAGCCAATCAGGTGGGATGTTTGGGAATATGCACCACAAGAAACCGTGCTTATCAGCCCAGTCTCCGTAGGTAGTCTTTGAGTTTTTAGAGATAGTGTTGTTCCTTTGAAATACAAAACGGATGTCTTGTTCGGGGTGAGCTTCTTTAACTGCTAACATCTTCCGCCTATCGCTAGGCTTGAAGAAACCTTTTGCCTCTATGATTACGCCGTTAGGTAAGAAGAAGTCCGGGGTATATTTGGACCTCGTTATGTAATCAAACTTCTGTACTTCGTAAAGGTAAGGTGTTGCTTGCTTATCAAAGAACTTCCCCAGCCTCTCTTCGAGGCCGGATCTGTAGTTCATGATCAGAAGTCGTAGGAGTCACCAGCAGCAACTGGT